ACCAAAACTGTTATCAGATGCTCTTGGTGTTTCTTTTGATAGTCATGTTGGTCACGATTACACCGAAGATTCTGATAGACGATATGATTCTTATCATCAAGTAGAATCCAGAGTTAAGTTTGATTTAGATTTATTCAACAAAATCACCAAAGGTGGTCTACCAGTCAAGACATTAAACATCGCACTTGCTGGTACCGGTGTTGGTAAATCTTTGTTCATGTGTCACCATGCCGCTAGTTGTTTGTCTCAAGGTCTAAATGTGTTGTATATCACATTAGAAATGGCAGAAGAAAAGATTGCTGAAAGGATTGATGCAAACTTACTTGATGTTTCAATGGCAGAACTACATACACTTTCTAAAAATGATTACAATCGCAAGTTTGAGCTGTTAAGAAGTAAAACTCATGGCAAATTAATTATCAAAGAATATCCAACTGCGGCTGCTTCTGCTTTACATTTCAGGTCGTTAATTAATGAATTACAATTAAAGAAATCATTTAAACCTGATATTATCTTTATTGATTATCTAAACATTTGTACCTCTGCTCGTATTCGACCAGGTTCAAATGTGAATAGTTATTCTTATATTAAATCAATCGCTGAAGAACTTCGTGGTTTGGCAGTAGAAACAAATGTGCCAATTGTCTCTGCAACTCAAACAACTCGGTCTGGTTTTACCAATTCTGATCCAGGTTTAGAAGACACCTCAGAATCATTTGGTTTGCCAGCAACAGCTGACTTTATGTTTGCTTTGGTTTCAAATGAAGAACTTGATAATCTTGGACAAATTATGGTCAAACAATTGAAGAATCGTTATTCTGACCCAAACTTTTACAAACGATTTGTTGTTGGCATCGATAGAAGTAAAATGAGATTGTATGATGCTGAATCATCTGCACAACTTGAAGTGATGGATTCAGGACAAATTGATGACAAACCATTAAACTCATTTGGTAACCGTGAATCTAAATTCAATAAATCATTTGACGGCTTCAAAGTATGAAGCTAACCAAAGAACAAGCACTACATTGTGCTAAAGCTTATTCAGATTATTTTGATCGATTTGAAAGAATTGATGATTATATTCGTGACCAAAAACTAAATTCATTATCTGATAGACCTTTTGTTTTACCAGGTATGGGACCAGAAGAAGATTTGTTTTCAGATTTTTCTATTCACCCACAAGATATGGATTTTGAAATTGTAGAATTACCACAAGAGAATTGGGATATCTATTTAAATATGATATCATCTCATTCTAATATGACCAGTATTCCAGGTCGTAGTCTAAGATTGGCTATATTAGAAAAGAATACTCAAAAGTGGGTCGGGTTTATACGCCTTGGTTCTCCTGTTATCAACATGAAACCAAGAAATCAAATGCTAGGCTCTGTTTTCACCCAAACAGTTGAAGGCGCCTCAGCATTTAACAAAACTTCCATTATGGGATTTGTGATTGTGCCATCGCAACCTTTTGGATTTAATTATCTTGGTGGTAAATTGTTGGCCGCAATCTGTTGTTCACATTGGGTTCGTGAAAGACTTAATCAAAAGTATAACATGAACACCTGTCTGTTCGAAACAACAAGTTTGTATGGCAGTTCCAAGGCGTCCTCTCAATATGATGGTATGAAACCATATCTTCGGTTCAAAGGTCTAACTGATTCTGATTTTCTTCCTATGATGCACGGCAAACCATATGAAGATTTAAAAGATTATGTTACAAAGGCTCTTGGTGAAGAAATTGTTCCTGTTGATACATCATCTCGTAAACTTAAAATATCAAATAAGATTATATCTTTAACTAAAGTGGCACTTAAAGGTGAACCTGAGTTTGATAGTTTTATGAAGACCATTAAAAATGCCTTATCATTAACTGAAAAGAAAAGATATTATGCTTCTAATTTTGGTTTCAGTAACTTTGTTGATGTTGTTACCGGTAAAACTGATAAACTTATTAAAGATAAAGAGAACTATGATAAACATCATTTAGAAAACATTATTGAATGGTGGAAAAAGAAGGCAGCCAATCGATATGAATCTCTAAAAACAGAAAATAGACTTAGAACTGAAATAGAAGTTTGGACTGGCGATAAAGAGCTTGACATTATACGATAATTCATGTAGCATAAATACTCCATTAAAGTTAAGGAGTTTTTTTAATTGGCTAGTAATGCTAAAGAAACACAAAAACAAGAAAATGGTTCTCGTTTTGTTTTTGAAAATTTCATTGAAAATGGAAAAATGCCATCAATAAATGAAATAGAAAAAGCCGTGTATCCTGATATGCCAGCTAAATGGTATACCACATATGAACTTCAAGCAAAAGCACTAAAAAATTACTTAAAAACAGAAAAAGGTTACAATTACAGTAGAGATATTGGTATTATGCCTTTTATTGAAAAACTAGCTTCAAGAAACATGGGAGTAACAACCAAAGATAGATGGAATCCTATGGATATTGTTATTGTAAAAAGAAATTTTGAAAAAGATATTAGAGATAAAATAACGAGTATATCAAATGAAAAAATAGATAAACAAGCTAGATTGGTTAAATTAAATTCTTACATGAAAGAACTATTGATAGAAAAAAAGTTGATAGGAATATCATTAAAAGAAATAAAAAAAGGTGTTGATAAAGCTATTGTTGAAGAATCAAATATATCCTCAAGTAAATCTGCACATAATTTTAAATTAAAAAGAAACAGTTTAAAATGTAGATTAGACATGGATCGTAAAGGATTATTTGATACTGGTGAATTAGCCATGGATTTTATAGTTGATAATGAAAGTGAAATTCATGTTCAAGCAAGGAGTTTTAGGTATAGTATACCGAATACGGTTGTTCAAACGGACCTAACACCTAAAGGAAGACAGAGTGGTGCTAAACTAGGAAAAGCCTCCACTCAAGCATTAGATCAATTTTTAAAAGGAATGAAATTACAAAGACCTGAATCTCCTACAAATCATAAAATGATAGATGTGAAAGGTGAGTTTACAGAAACCCAACTAAAATATTGGGATAATTTATATAATAAGATTAAAAATATATCTATTGGCGGTTCTAAAATAGATTTTGGTAACAATAGAGAAAGATTATCAATTCTTATACAAAGAGCTTGTGATAATAAAAAAAGCCCAAATGTATTAGGAAGATTAACTTCAAAACTGGTAGCACTAGAATGGGCTTATATTTATTGTGAAATATCCAAAGCACATAAATTTGAACAGTGGTTAAGTTGTTTATATTATGGAGCTAAAAAAGAATTTTCAGATACAAATGGACCCTTTATAAAAATATACTAATATGAATTTTACAGACTATTTAACAGAAGCAAACTTATCAAAGAATGTTCACCTCGAACACCTCGAAGATGAAGTATTAAATCGTGGTGTGGCTGGTGCTCGTGATGCTATTAACTTCTTACAATCTTTAAGAGATATGTTAGCAGGTAATTCACCAGCACGAACATTGAATCTTACTACAAAATGGGACGGTGCGCCTGCTGTATTTGCAGGTATCAATCCAGAAAATGGTAAGTTCTTTGTTGGTACAAAAGGTGTGTTTGCTAAGAACGCAAAATTAAATTACACTAATGATGATATCGACCAAAATCATCCAAATCCAGGTCTAAATCAAAAGTTAAAAACAGCATTAAGATATTTACCAAAACTAGGCATCAAAGGCATTTTACAAGGCGATATGATGTTTACAAAAGGTGACATTAAATCAGAAACAATCGATGGTGAAAGAATGATTACATTCACACCAAATACAATTACATATGCTGTGCCTGCTGATACACGACTAGCACAAATGATGACGGCCGCTCAAGTTGGTGTGGTGTTTCATACTTCATATACAGGTCGAACAATGGAAGATATGAAGGCTAGTTTTAACATCGATATTAAAAACTTAAACACAACAAAAGATGTATGGTTTAGAGATGCTGATTATACAGATGCTTCAGGTACGGCTACATTTACAGCACAAGAAACAAAAAACATTACAAGAACTTTATCAGATGTTGGATCAATATTCAAAAACACAAGTGCATTGGTGATGAACCGACTAGCAACCAATGATAAAATTAAATTGTTTGTTAAAACATTTAATAATAAAAAAGTAAGAGAAGGTCAAATCATTAGTGACACAATGAGACACACCAGAGAATTGATATTAGATGTTGAAAAACAATTGAACGATAGAATATTAGAAGCAAAACGAGATGACACAAAGAAAAACAGAATTGCTGAAAAAACAGAAATTATGAGATTCTTCCGTAGTTATGCCGTTGAATTGAAAAAGATATTTGATATTCAAAATGGCATTACAGAAGCAAAGAATATG